CGAACGGTAGAGTCCACATCGTAGACGCCGTAAACCGCACTGAAGCCACCGCGCAGCTTAGTATAGGTGGCAGCGCGTATACCGCCGCGCACTTTTTGGACGCTACGGCGTACAAGATAAAACACAGCAACGGGTCGCGCGCGATACAAGTAATTGCAAACACCAACGGCGTTGAGTTGGCAGCAGGCGCCACGGCATGGGCCGCCATTTCCGACGAACGAGAAAAAGACATCATCGAGCCAATTTCTAATGCGCTGATGAAGCTGGCGGATATTCGTACTGTAATCGGAAAGTATAAGACCGACCCAGAAGACACCCGAAGAAGCTTTCTTATCGCGCAGGATATTCAAGCCGTACTTCCCGAAGCCGTGAGTGAATCCGATGGCGTGCTGAGCCTTCGGTACGCCGAGGTTATCCCCCTGCTGCTGGCGGCGGTTAAAGAACTAACCACCCGCGTCGCCGTGTTGGAAATTAACGCAGGCCCATAGCGTATGGCATACCGCAGGCCAAAGAAGGGGGACGTCCGCGTCTTTAACGGCGTGAAGGTCCGCTTCGGCGTGTCTGGCGGGTTCAAGCACGATGAGGACGTCAAGCGGTTCGCCAATTCGCCGGGTGCCGGGCTGTACGCTCGCGGAATCGACCCCGAGTCACCGACCGTAGAGCAGGACACACTCGCCTGGCTGAAGCGGTATCGCGAAAACCCGAACAACCGCAAAGGCCAAGCGGGCTACAACCGCGCGTTTAGCGAAGCCCAGTACGGGCGCGACGACGCGCGGCAGCCGGGGCTAAAGACGCTGATGGCGCAGAACCCCAACGCGCCGGTACATGCTCTGTTCGACATGACGGCGCGGAACTATCAGGCGCAGAACGCCCTAGCGCCGCGCGACTTCAACATCATGACGATTCTGGACCCCATCATCGCCACCGGCCTTGGGTTCATTAACCCGGCGCTGTCGGCGGCGTATATGGGCGGTCGCACGGCGGGTGAAGGCGGCGATTTCTTGGACATCGCGCTAAGCGCCGGCGGCGGCTATCTTGGCGGCATGAGCGGCGCCAGCCTAAAAGCTGGCGTCAGCGCTGCTGGCGGCTGGGCTAACTATGCGCGAAACATCGGGTCGTCGCTTGCCAACGCACCCAGTAATATATCAAATTACCTAAAATACGGGTCTGAACTGGGCGCTAAAGAATTTACCAGTCTTTTTCCCGGCGGCGCGGGCGAGTCGATACTTAACAATATTAACACCACCGCGCTATTTCCTAACGCGGCTTGGGTATCTGAAGGCGCGAAAGCTGGATTATCTAACGCCGCCAAAGCGGCAGGTGCAATCGGCACCGCGAACACGTTATCTAAAGGTGCTGGCGCACTTGGAACGCAAGCAGGGGCTAAAGGAGGCGCAATGAGTTGGGTGAGTGATGCGGTAGATTTCACAAAAGATACGCTAGGCACTGTCAAAGATACGTTTGGCATCACAGGCGGTGATATTTTACGCGGCGGCGCCAATTTGATTTCGGGCGCAATGAGCGCTGACGCCGCCCGCGAAGCCGCGCGGATGCAAGCCAACGCAGCCACCGCTGGGGGCCAGTTAGCGTCGCAAACCGCCGACAAGCAAATGGCCTTGTTGGAGAAAATGTTCAACAAGCAAGTTGAACTGCAAGAGCCCTTTCGGCAGAGCGGTGTGGCGGCGCAAAACCGCATGTTGGATTTGTTAGGGCTTAGCTCAAATCGAGGCGCAGCGGGCTACGGGTCGCTTGCCAAGAACTTTGGTATGTCTGATTTTCAAACCGACCCCGGCTATGCGTTTCGTATGCGCGAAGGTTTGAAAGCGTTGGACCGGCAGGCGGCGGCGAGAGGCGGTCTTATCTCTGGCGGCGCGCTCAAAGCCGCCCAAGGCTACGGTCAGGAATTGGCGTCGCAGGAATACCAGAACGCATATAATCGATACCAGACCAACCGAACGAATCTGCTGAACCCGCTTCAGAGTTTGGCGGGCGCAGGGCAGACGTCGGCGAATACAATGGGCGCTGCGGCAGCGGGGTATGGTAGTGAAGGTAGCAACGCGCTGGGCGGTGCGGGTACGGCGCAGGCTAACGCCATTCAGAACGCGGCGAATGCGCGGGCGTCGGGGTATTTGGGTTCGCAGCAGAGTTGGAATCAGGCGATTCAAAACACTGCCGCGATACCTGGGCAGTCCCAGCAGAATGAGTTTATGAACGCGCTGATGCAGAGATATCTTAGCTAGGGGATAGAGTAATGCCATTAGACCCAGTTCTTGCCCAGGGCATCGCGCCGATTAACTTCGCCGGCCCCGACCCGGCGACGAAGATGAATCAGCTTGCCATGATGATGAAGATGCAAGGTCTTCAATCAGAAGGGCAGCTAAACGCGTTAAAGCTGACCGAAACGCAACGTGAAATGGCTGACGTTGAGGCAATGAGAGAGGCTATTCGGACTGGCGCTGATTTTCGCGACCCTAAAATTGCATCTCAGTATGGCGCAAAAGGTCTTGCCATGAATAAAGCCTTAATCGATGCCGACAGTGCTGACCTAGACCGCAAAACCAAAATTGCCACCGCTGGCCGTGATATTTGGTCGCGTATTAGCGACCAAACATCTTACGAAGCCGCGTTACCAGAACTAGAAGCGCTTCGCCCAGGTTCGACGGCTAACCTTCCTCCCGTGTTTGACCAGAAGTTGGTCGCCCAAAACGTGATGGACGCCAAAACCTTTTTGGACCAATACAAACCCGACGACTTTGAGCGCAGGGTAATCGCGGCAGGATATGCGAAAGGTTCGCCGGAATACACGCGATTGATGCAACAAAAAGTCAATCTAGACACGACGCGCGCGCCCACCGACGCAAGCCAATTGCCGGCGGATGTCCGCACGGTTAACTGGCTGATGACGCAACCAAAAGACGTACAAGCCATGTATCTCCAGATGTTTGGTAAAGGCGACACGGGCAAAGTCGCGCAAGTTATCACCGACAACGCCGGCAACGTCAGGATGTTTACCGCAAGCGGCGAAGAAGTCATACCTAAGACCGCTGCGGGAGCGCCGCCGCCTAAAGGCAAACCCAGCGCGACGTTTGAGAAAACCGCCGCGCAACGTAAGCAACTAGCTTTAGACCTTGACCGCGCCATTATTGAGCTTAGCACCGCCGCAGAAGATGGCGGTCTTATCGACCAATCTACGGGTAGCGGGTTAGGGCAGCTTGCCGATACGGCAGCGGGTGTTATCGGGCAAGCCACGCCAGGCGCAATAGCTATTTCAAAATTGCAACCTATCGCGGATTTGGTGCTGAAAATGGTACCGCGATTTGAAGGCCCGCAATCTGATAAAGATACGCAATCATATAAGGAAGCTGCGGGCCAGCTTGCGAATGGAAATCTTCCAAACGCAATTCGTAAAGCGGCAGCGCGCGAAATTGTGCGTTTAATGACCGAACGAAAAGGACAGTTTGTTAGCCCTGCAATGGCCGATGAGGGTACGTCCGCGCGAGAAACAGCAGCAGGAACGTCTTCCGAAGATGACCCCGTGACTCGCGCGGCTAAACTCTTAGACAAATACCCCGGTAAATAACACATGGCGACCATCGAAGAACTTAGCGCGGCGCTAGTTAAAGCCGATGCGGCGGGTAATGCCGAAGATGCTCAAGTGTTTGCCGATGCGATTCGACAATTAAAACAGCAAACCACACCAAAAGCCGTTACCCCCGCACCAGCACCTGAGCCCGCGTGGTATGACAAGCCGCTATTCGGTCAGAAATGGCTGGGCGCGCCCAAAGAACTTGTGACCGGCTCCCGTGCGGTGCTGGAAGGCGCGGTGGCGTTGCCGGGGCTGCCGTATGACATCGTGGCTGGTACTGCCAATCTGGCCGGCGCCAATCTGCCGTCCACGTCGCAAGGCATAAACAATTTGCTGAACATGGCGGGCGTACCCCAAGCGCCCGAAACCGCGACAACTGCCGCCATCCGAGGCGGGGCTGGCGCGCTTACCGGCGCGGGCGCCGCGAATATGTTGGCGCGTGGTGCGATGCGGTTGGGCGCTACGCAGCTGCCCGCACCCGCGCTTGCGTTGTCAGCTACGGCACCAGGCGCGCGCCTAACAATGCCTCAGTTCCTTGCGCAAACATTTGCCGAACAACCCATCACGCAGGGTATCGCAGGCGCTACCGCTGGCGCATCGGCAGAGCTAGCGCGTCAGTCGGGTGCGGGGCCCGGCGTGCAGATGGGGGCTGGGCTGCTGGGCGGTGTAGTACCTATCGGCTTTGCTAAAGGATTGACTAGTTTTGGTGGTTTTCTGGGCGGTGAAATTGGCAAGCTTGGTCGGTCAATTTATTCCGGCACCGAAGCTGGGCGGCGCGAATTGACCGACCGCGTCACCAACGAGCTATACCTCCGAACATTTGGCGGCGCGACGCCAAATCAACTTCTTGAGCAAGGTGTCACTCCCGAAAACATCGCCCGCATGGAACAGGCGGCACGTTTCGCCCAAGCCGGCGAAACTGGCCAAACTATTGCCGTGCTTCAGCAAGACCCGGTGCTGGCTAACTTTGTCGCGCAGCGTTTGAGAGATGAAGAAGTTGTGCGAAACACAGCTGACGTTGCTCTTGAGCAACGCCAACAGCTTGCTGGCCCGCTGGCCGGCGCGCGTGAATTTGTAGAGGCCACCGGCGCGCGTGAATTGGCGCAGCGGCAAGCTAGTCTTCAATCCGCAGAACAAGCGGCGGAAGGTTTTGCACGGCAAAACGTAGCGGACCAAAATTTTCCGCCGCAAGACCTAGAACAAATAGGGCGGCAAACACGCGGCGCCGTTACGTCGGTTGAAGCTCGCGCACGCGCAATTACCCGCAACGCTTATGATGAGGTTGATGCGTTAGGCGCCGATTTGGCACCTATCCCCGCAGGCAGCGTGCGAACCGCAGCGGAAAACATAATCGGCGATGCGGGATTTGCCGCTAAAGACGTCCCTGAGTTAGCAAATGCTTTAGCTGCAATTCGCGGACGCACGCAGCGCGGTGGGTTTATGAACCTGCAACGCACTGAAGGCGAGCCCACTATGACGTGGCCGGAATTAACGTCGGTCCTTCGCGCGGTCAATGCCGATATGCGGTCTGTGGCGCAGAACCCAGAACTGCGCCCGAAATTGCGTAACTTGCGCGAGTTGAAGCGCTCAGTGCAGGGGCTAATCAATTCCGCCCCCGAAGAAGTAATCCCGCAAGAGCTTAAGACCGCGTTTGCCGACGCAGATGCGCTGTTCCGGCAAGAATATGTGCGTCGGTTTAGGTCCGGCAATCAACAGCGAAACATGCTGTTAAACCGCAACGGCGCGCCGGTCATCGCCGACGAAGATATTATTAAGACCTTTTTTAAGCCAGGCGGCGCAACGCCTGCGCGGCGGTTTCTGGACATGCTGGGCGACAACCCGGTGGCGATTGAATCGATGGAGGCTGGTATCCGCGAGCGGTACCGGCAAGAAGTCATCAGGAACGGCGCGGTAGACCCCGCAGCGCACGCCAGGTTCATGGATAAGTACCGAGCCCCGCTAGGCATCTATGAGGACGCTGGCGCTGATTTGTCAGCAATACGCGCGCAAGGTGAAGCAGCGCGTGTGGCCGAAGAAACAGGCGTTGGACTTCGCGGAGCGGTAGATACGGCTCGCAGGAACGTGTCTGATTTTGAGTCTCAGCTTAGGTCGGAAGTAAGGTCTATTTCCGATTTGCAGGCTACGCTGAACGCCGCACCGGATAACGCAATCGCGGCCAATACGATGGACGACGTTACCCGCGCGGTGCAAGACGTCGAGAAGTTCTTGTCCGACGAGTCTCAGTTTGATGAACTGCTGTCATACGGTCGAAGCGTCCCCAATGCGATGGAGCGCGAAATCAAACCCGAAAGTGCCAAAGTGCCGCTGACCATCATCGAAGAAATTTTGTACAACAACACCAACAAGTTGTTGACCAAAAATCTTCGCGGGCCGTTGGCGGCTAAAATCGGCAAAGAACTGCTGGACTCGCCGACGTTACGGGCGGCGTTGGAAAAAGCCGCGTTGGCCGCGTCAAAACGTAAATTCCGTGTTCCAGTTTCAAAGCAGATTAGTGCGAGTGCCGCGCTTAAAGGTGCTACGATAAACGCGCTAACGCCGAACCCCAACAACAACCGTTTTGGCTCAAAGTCGTTGTTGACCCCAAAAGAAGCCGCGCGTATGGCTGAAGAAGCCGCCAGTAACAGCAACCAACTCGGAGCGCCGTAGTGACCCCCCGTGACCGCCTAAGCACTTGGGTCACGCTCATCGCCACAACGACGTTATCGTTGATTCTAGTCTCAATGGTCAGCGGTATGATGATTGGGTTGTTTGACGAGAAAGTGGACAACAACAAGATTTTTGAGGCCATCTTGCCTGCGTTCCAGACCATCGTAGGCGGCTTCATTGGCCTGATTACCGGCATCAAGATTGCCACTGACCAACGCCGCGACGGAGATTAACAGTGGATTACCAAACACTATTTAACATCATCCTTGGCGTTGTGATGGCAATTATTGGATGGTTTGGCCGCTCCGTGTGGGAGGCTTCCATCGAACTCCGCGCTGACCTTTCGCGCCTGCGCGAGGACATCCCCCGCACTTACATTTCCCGCGAAGATTACCGTTCAGACATCCGCGAAGTGAAAGAAATGCTGACCCGCATCTTTGACAAACTAGACTCCAAGGTAGACAAATGACGTTTGAAGACGCATTCAAAGTACTCATCGGGCACGAAGGCGGCTACGTCAACGACCCGAAAGACCCCGGCGGCGAGACAAAGTACGGCATATCCAAGCGCGCCTATCCGGGTGAGGACATCGCCAATCTGACGCTGGCGCGTGCCCAAGCCATCTACCACCGCGACTTTTGGGACGTCGTCCACGCCGACGAACTGCCGAAACACGTTCGCTTTGCTGTGTTTGACGCGGCGGTCAATAGCGGTGTCCGCCAGGCTGTTAAATGGCTTCAGCGCGCGGTGGGCGTCGCGGACGATGGTGTCATCGGCCACAAGACCTTAAGCGCGGTGGTGGCAATGGAGCCGTACAAATTGGCCGCAGTATTCAACGGCCAGCGCCTCAAATTCATGACCGAGCTAGAGACGTTTGGTCGGTTTGGCAAAGGCTGGTCCCGGCGTATTGCCGAGAACCTCATCAACCTACCGTAGGGGGCGTCATGCAGTACTTCATCGACCGGGCTAAAGAGCCTAGCACCTGGCGCGGGCTGGCGCTGTTCGCTGGCGCCGTTGGTCTGCACATCTCGCCCGAGGCGCTCCCCGCTATCGGGAGCGCCGTCGCTGCGCTTATTTCGGTAATTGAGGTACTGCGGAAAGGCTAATTAGCCGGTCGAGGTACCAGCGGGCCTTCCGCAAGTCCTCGACCCCGTTTTTGCGCTTCCAGCGCCACAAGTACTTTATAGCGTTGGCGGTGCAGACCGCCTCGATGCCCTCCAGACCGACGGTGGCAGCCGCCAGCGCGTCGATGCACTCGACGCCGCCTGCGGTGTAGTGCGGTGGGTGATTGACCGTATCGCTCACGCCAGCATGGCCTTGCGTTCGCGCTCCATCCGCACCGTGCAGTAGCGCTGGTGCAGGCGCAGCATGATGGTCAGACGCCGAGCCCCGGCGCACTCGTCATCCAGCATCTGCTTCACTTCGTCTTCGGTCATCGTTGGTAGATTCGCCAACAGTTCGCGCCACGTCATCATTTAAGTGCCTCCTGGGCAATGTCCGACACGCTGCGCTTATCGGCTAGCGCAGCCCAGATTTTCTCATCTACCGTCTGCTCGGCCATAAAGACGTAGCA